GGCCTTGATACTAAATCTGAAATACTTGCAGACTCAGATACAGAAGCTTCAGCAGCAGCTAAATACCCTACAGTGTCAGATGCACTAACTAAACCACCATCACCTAAACCCCATACAGCAGAACCCCAAGCGCCTAACCCCCAACCTGCGTTAGAGATTACTGGGTAGTAAACCGAGCAGCCCCACGCCGCAGGCTCACCCCAGTTGCCACTGCTATAGCCGCCATCGACTTGGGCCACACATTACCCCGCAGAAACAAGCTGATCTTCCGTGAACCAACGCTCGTGAGCTACGCCATCTGTAGTCCACTCTATTAGGTAATAAACAGTACCGTCCTCGTCCATGCGCATCTTAACTATTGGGCCTTCTGGCAGAACAGTCTTAACCTTAACTACATCGCCTTTTTTAAACATCTTTATCCCCTATTAGGTCGCGTCAAGGTTGAACGAGTATGTAACCAGCAGAACGTCGCCGCTTACAACAACACGATCACCAGGAGATTGGAAATCTGATTCAGAGAACAACAATCCCGAAGTGCCTGTCGCCACGTTTGTTAAGAACGCGCCAGCAATAGTGGCATTAGCATTCATAGTAAACGAGGCAGTAGACGTTGAGTTGTTGATGTTCGATGGATCATTCAACGTAGCTGTACCAAACGTAGCTGCCTTGCGGTTGCCTGCGTAGCTAGTGTTTTCATCCCAACCAGCATGAGCAGCTAACGTATCGCCGCCGGAGAACGTAGTGGAAGCAGATGTACCGTTAACCAAGCCAACATACCAAGCAGCCGTGTAAGCAGAACCACTAAAGAACTTAGTGTTCATATCTTGCAAACCTGTATTTACTACCAAGTTAGGCGCAATATCTACCCACTTCTCGTTGCCGTCTTTGTCCAAGCAAGTGACAGTAAACGCGCCACCAGCAGACATATCTTCAACAAAACCAGTCTTACGCGCAGTAGTACCTGCAACAATTTCACTGGATTTAGAATTTTCGATACCCATGATTACTCCTTACGTTATACGAATTAGCGCACTGGACTCTGTGTCAGGCGGCAAATTTACTGTAAATGTGTTGTTGCCCGTTTGAATCTTATCAGCCCCAAAGTCCAATACTGCTATCGAGGCGTTTGATTTTGTTGCGTTATAAATCAATGCACCTCTAGTTGTAAACTGAGCAGGATTCCAAGCTACATTGCTAAAGCTTACATACACTGTATTGCTACCACTATTAATAGTTACGTTAGATAAAACATTTCCACCAACCGTGTAGCCAGTACCACTAATCTCATTACCAGGTGTGTACGCAGTAGTATCCTGATCTAACGAGGCATACGCCGTGTACAGCGCCATCTTCAACGTGTCGGAGGCTAGGTTCTGCTTACCGTTCAAAATGTCAACCTTGAAGCTTGTAGTCAGTCCTTGATAGATTGTCATGTGACTCTCACTCTAGTCTGACCACTGCGGTACGCATCTTGGCGTTCCATGCCGTCACCCAGACGTTTCAACTGACCTAGTGCTTCGTTGTACTTTGCTTCTACATTGGCGATTAAATCCTGCTCACCCTTCATGTACAGATAAGCCTCGCGCAAGGAGCCATACAACAGCACCGGATCGTAATTGTCACCTAGCCAGCTTGTACCAGCAGTAACAATTGATTCTGGATAATAGTAATAATGTAATTCTGCATAATATGAACTGTTTGGCGTCGGGCCAAGAATAAATGTCAGCTCATTTGATACTGTGTTGCTTGCTACCGCTGGGCCAAAGATTGCGTAGTACGATGGCAGTCCTGTATCTGCGGGCGTTGGATACGCTTCACGAATGTAGTTCACATCCTTGTTTAAAAGGTAGTGATACGTTTCATTTGCAGTGTTGTAGTTCTCAATAACTGCCAACGAATACACCGACAGAAAGTCCAGCGGACAGGGCAAATACTTGTTACCAGTGGTCAGTACACCCGTTTTGTTAGAGCGTAATGGCGGAAGTTGAACAGTGTTATAAACACGTTCTTCGGTCTGCTGTACAAACGTAGGAATATAAGACTCAAACTCGGTCTCATAGTTCTCCGTGTACGACTGAATCGCGGCTTTTAACTGGGTATAGTTCATTGATAACTTATTCTTAGGTCACTGTAAACTTAAGCCATCGGCCCACGGCACATCACACCCTTAGTCGCCGCACCAGCACCGCGCATCTTGATGCCGTCAGTCTTAACAGGTTTTGTATTACCCTTGCTAATACCAGCAACAGAGATGTTCATGTCATCCATAACCTTAGCGCCAGTGGTGTAAGCAGAATCAGCCTGAATGCTAGTAGCTTTACCGCTCATATCGTGCGGGGCAGCATACACATCAGCTTGACCTACTTCCTTACCCTTAACCTTCTGCGAGAACTTAGCCATTATCGACCTCTTCCGTTAGATTTTTGATTCATGGCACGAGCCATATTGCGACCGTATTTTTCCATGGATTCAGTAGTTACGCCACCTTTTGCCATCTTGTGCATACGCTTTTCGTGCGACTTAACTTCTTTACCTGCAATCTGTTTAACTTGTTTTGTGTCCATCTCGTACTCCTAGTTTATGGTTACGTTTGAAACTGACGTACTAGCTACCAAGTTGTTCGGGGTCAGTCCATTATCAATACTTCTTGCTCCGCCTACTGGGTTCCAGCCCCACTGGAATATACGGCTACCACCACTAGGATAACCACTCTGAGATGGTAATGGCCCAGAGTTAAAACTTGTTTGTAGTCCATTAAATCCAGACTGCCAGAAAGACACATCCGGTCTTGGCTGGCGCACTGCCTGCGGGTCATTCACAGGGTACATGCCTAAACTTAACTGTGGCTGATCCGGCTCCCAGCATGTCTTGCAAACTTTGATATTGACGTTCTTGGTTTTGATCGTCAACGTCTTCAATTCTTTTAACAGATACCTAAATCCACAACGGTCACATTCCGCAATAGACTTTTTACCACTTGCATACTTACTTGGCATACATCACCTGTAAGTAATCATGCGAGGCACCAAACGATCTGGCGCTTTCTCGCGGTCTTCTCCTGCCGCCATTTCCCAAGCCTCATCGTACTGAGCCTTCAATAACTGTATGCGCTCTAAGCCGCCTGGCAGCTTCATAGCCAGCCTGTACGCTAGGCCGCAAATTAAACATTCTTGGAAACGGAATGGAATTTCTTCCACATTCACACCGTTACCAGCATCCACCATACGGCGCAGGCGATAGTAAACAAAATAATAGAATGGAGCTGTTACTGTTCCTTGGTCTGGAGAAGGCCATAAATATATCTGTGGCACCTTTGTTGTTGCACCAACCGCATCCGATGTCTGCCCCGAACGACGGTTTATCCAAACCTGTATCGGGCGACCTTGCGTTAATTTATTAGGTATCGTCGAATACGTAGATACGCTTATCCTATTAATATTAATGTCCGTTTGATTCGCTTCAGAGTCAGGATAGGTGCGAATAACATGTTCAATAAGATCAACAGTATCGTTAGGCAGGTCATAAATATACTGACCTTGTATCAAAGGAATGGTGCCAGTTTCAATAGTCCACAAGTTAATACCGCGATTGGCCCACTCTGTCAGTAACAGATTAAGACTGCGGCGCGCTGTGCGGAAGTCGTAGCCAGTACGCAGCTCTAATCCATTGCGCTCAAACGCCTCCTCAACGATGTCGTTAAGGGTAGGATTAAACGCTGTCGTACTAGTTGTGAATGCCATTACTTCTTCCTATATGCCTTTAGGCTATTACGCAAATTCATATTGTTAACGGCAACCCTTTTTTTGCTTTTAGTAGACGCTTTCTCAACGGCAGTAAGTACAGATGGTTTACCTAATTCTTTAACACGCAGCCCACCAATTTTCTTCTGCGTAGATTTCTTGGTTCCTGTTGCTGTAAATTTCTTAACCATTATCTAAACCCTGCTGTTTTCTTAGCAATGCCTTTAGGCTGGGCTACAAACTGTTTTCCTGCTTTCTTCCCTGCCCGCTTTGCCTTCGTCGTGGCGGCATACTCGGCTGGGCTTAGTGCCTTGATTGCCTTTTCTGGGAGATATCTCTCTCCGGTCTTTGACGATGGCTTTCCGCTTTTGGTTCTCCATTTCTGATCACCCCAATTTTTAAGCGATTGTTGCGGAGCTTTAATTGGCATTGCCATAACTCCCAAAGGCTTCTAAGTATTCTACTGCGCTACGCAACACAGCAGGACTATCGTTAAACATTCCCAACGCCCTATTGCACTGCTTACATAAAATTCCACGAAATTCACCAGTAGCGTGATTATGGTCAATAGCACTGTCAATAAGTTCTATTTCTTTTTTGCAAATAGCGCAACACTCTTCTTGTCTTTCATACCTATCTACAAGTTGTTCTGGACTAATTCCCCTACGTGCGCAGCGTTTTGCTAATGTCCAACTGTCTTTCTCTCTATACGCTTGTATCCGCTCAGGATTTTCTTCTGCCCAGCGTTTATGTTCTTTATACAAACAAGTATTACAACGACTCCTTAGTAAATGCGCCATGGATCCGCCGCGACTTCTATATGCAGAAATTGGTTTAATTTCCCCGCACATTGTGCATGTTTTATCCTCTGTATCCACCGCCAGAAGCCTTATATTTTTTTGCTAATAATTGACTTTTGCGAGCCGACCACTGCCCTGCGCCCGTACCCTGCACTGCGGCGGCTTTAACACTATTAAAAATACGCTTACGTAACTCTGGCTTGGTGTAATTGCCAGACTCATTTACCTTAGACTTACCACCCTCAGCATAAGATGCGGTCTTGGCTGCGTTAGCAAAGTCTTGCTTCTTTGGAGCGCCAGAAGAACCAGGGCTACGCATTTTCTCACCACTGCCAGAAGCGATACGTTTCTTCTTGGCTGCGATATTTGCATAAAGACCACCACCCGCAAAAGTCTCAACCTCATTAGGATTGTCTTTGCGAGTGATCTTCTTTTTACCCGGCATCTTAGATGGGTTGATATCACCCATACCGCGTGAGGCTCTCATTAGCAGGCCCGTCCACCTTTGTTCATCTTAGCCATACCACCTTTTTTCATGCCGGTAGAGCCAGCCATTTTAACCATCGTGCCTTTGGTTTTGCCTTTCATAGCAACACCATCTTTACTAGGAGCAGCAGTCTTTACTTTGCCCATTGATGTCATGCCACCGGATGCCATCTTTTTCATAGCCATGCCGCCTTTAGCCATCTTGCCTTTGCCGTCAGCAGCAAACGCTGGAACTTTTACGCCATCTTTCATAACCATAGGCATACCGCCATCAGCGTATCCACCCATAGCCATCTTCTTCATCATGCCGCCTTTTTTCATGCCAGCTTCAGCCATCTCATGTTTGATCATGGACTTAGGAGCGCCCTTAGACTTCATGAACGACACTTCTTTCTTAACCATCTTCTTTGACTCAGCCATACCGCCTCCTGATTTAGTAAACTCTTTACCCACACTCTGCGGCACACCGGCCTTTTTGGCAAACGCAGGGTTGTGAGCTACCGCCTGCATAAACCTTTCCTGCTTTTTACTCACGCTAGGCACGAGTCTTTCCTCTGATAGCGCAACCATCTGCACGGGAAGAAGCACTGGAAACTTTTCCACCCTTCTTAAATGCTTGCATAGGTTGTTGCTGTGGATTAGGAGCGCCTGCATTAGCCTGTGGCTGCATATTGAATGTCTGATTCGTGCCGCCGTTCTGACCGCCAGCTTGAGGCTGATTGCCATAGAAAGGATAAGTAGGCTGCTGTGTCATGCCGCCATCTGCGTACTTTTTCACTTTGCCGCCCTTCTTCATAGGTGGTGCTTTATCAAAAGCTTCTCGTGCTTTCTTTTGACGTTCATCGGCTCTTATGTTTTCAAAATCTTGACGCAAGTTTTTTTCAGCAGATGATTGATCTGTTCCTTCGCTAGTTCCAGATTTTTTATATGGAGTAGCAGTTTTTCCTATTTCACCTGGTTTTGCAGGTTTAGGACTAGGAAGTGGTTTAACGTCATCATCTAATCTAATACGTTTACCAGGCTTAGGTAATGGAAATGCCGTATCCATATCATCCATTTTGGTAGCCATTAACACATCTTTCCACGAGTTTTACCACGCTGGGCTATGCCGTCACCACGGGAGGATGCACTGGAAACTTTTCCACCTGATGCCATTTTTACAGAGCCACCGGCTTTGCGGCCTTTCATCTTGTCGTACATAGATGAACGGAATGGTTTGTTTTCCATCGTGCCCATGATTGCTTCACCAAT